CATCTCTGTTGAATACTTTTGCGAAGAGTTTATCTTTGAATGTGATGATTTAGATGCACTAGATCGTTACCATGATGATAACTATCTTACTATAAATTGGGGGTTAAACTAATGACTTATTCACAAAAAGCAAATCCAAATGCAACAAATAGTGAGTTAGATTCCAAACGTATTATAACACATAAGGAACTAACTTCTGCTCAAAGAGATGAACTTATTGAGCAATATGTTGAGTTAGTTGTTGATAACATGGATACCAAAGATTTAATGAGATATGCAATAGATGGCATTACAGAATACATTGTTACATTAACAGATAGTGAGTTAAAAGATGAAGTTGGTAACTTTGATGAGGAATTATATGATGAGTTAGTTGATAATGTTACTTCAGAAACTATCAATCAAGGAGGCAAATTCTAATGACAAGAAGAACTAATTGCAGATTTTTCTTTGATGAAGATACAAACCAAGAAGTAAGGGTTGTATCCTCTTACTTAACAAGATTAAAGAAAACTGCAAGAGCAGGTAAGTATGGAAAAGACCTATTTTGCCCATTTTGTAATCATCAACATAGAGTATATCACTTTAGTTGGAGTGCATTAACATGCCATCAATGTAATAGAAATATTGAGAAGTTAGATTGGTGGGTATCATCTAGTCCTCAGAAGTTTAGCAGGAGAGTAACACTTTGCAACCCTAAAGTTAAATACTACATTGATAAAGATAGCATTGGAGAAGTAACAGAAAATGGTCAAAGATTAGATGCAAAGTATTCACCTAATACCATTAATTCCCATTTCTAAATAACAACATGACTAGACAATCTACTAAAGATTTCTTTAAAGAATACTTTAAATCGGAGACTAAAATGATACTAAACCTTTCACCATTTCAGGCATATATTGTTAAGAATGCTCTACGATCTTACAATACTGAGTTGTTAACTAGTTCGGATGATTGGAAAGAGTTTGATAATATCTTCGAGCAAATTGCCGATTTAAGTGATACGAGTCGCGCAACGATTTTTAATAACGACCCTTATGAATCACCTGCATTTGAGTATAAACAATCAAAGAAGATTAAGAACGGAAGAGATTTAGATTGTTTGTAAGTTTCGATTACTATACATACCTTTGTATGGGTTATTCGGGAAGTTCTATAATATTTTAAAGAGATGAATTACACAGGCACGATAATAGTTAACGGAGAGAATATAAGGATATTAAGTATAATGATTCTGTCAGTAGTTTGGTTGTTAATATTCAACATAGAAGAGATGAAATAATAACACTAACTGAAGCGACTAAATTGTCCTATTAGTGTAGGATACACAAAGCATTTATGAGAAAACTTGAAAGACAAATGAACTTCGCAATCTCCAATAAGGCAGACTGGGCAGGTTCTAACACTTCAGTTTCTTACAACGATTCAACAAATTGCAGCAGTATCTATCTACATGGTCATCAAATTGCAACCGTTGATCATAACTTAAAAGCAGTCAAATTGTCTTCATGTGGGTATGAAACAGTAACCACAAAATCAAGACTAAATGCAATACTGCAAGAGGTTAAATACGGTTGTTCAGTATTTCAGAAAAACTTTAATTGGTTCGTTAAGTATAACGATGAGGTTGCAAGTTTCTGGGATGGGATGATACTTATAGATGCTGATTCCCTGCAAATTGCATAACATTCGCGGGACACTAAGTAAACATTAGTGTCCCTTTTTATTCTACCACAAACAAACATTTTATTCAGAGGATTTCATTATGGAAGTAACAAGTAGAGATGGTAATATGGTTGTTGATTTCTATCCAGTCAAGGATATGAATAACAATCTAATTGCTAATCGTATGTTAAAAGTATTATCATTCAGAGGTGATATGCAAAAGAAAATGTTAATAACTCGTCAAGAGTTTTATTATCAAGTAAAGGAATATATTAAGGACTATAAGTATAATGTTACATCCGAATATATGCCAGCACAGTTTATTAATCAGGAGGTGTAATTATGAGGTATTCTGTACATTGTCCATCTGCACCTTATGAGAATAGTTCATACATTAACCTAGACGATTGTTGGGGTTTATGTTTAGAATTATCGGAAGATTATGGTTATGCAGAAGTTAGATATGGAAATTGTGTCCTTGGTTCTTATACAAATGGAGGTAATTAATCATGTATAGTTCAGAAACTTTTGGAAGATTGTTCTGGGTAGATGATAACCTAGACTTCAAATCATGCCCACAATATGATAACGGAACAGGTGATTTTGATAACACTGATTATGTTTCAGAGTGGGATGATTGGAGTGATGTAGATATGAACTTACTTCTAAACATTTACAAGTGTGAGTTAGTTAATAAGGTAAATTATGCAAACTCATTAACAACAAAGGAGGCACCTAAAATGACAAATAAGAAAGAAGTAATGAATACTTATGATGAGCAATTCTATAAGGAGATAGTTAAAGATAGTGAGTTTAGTTATGGTAAGTTTAATAAGGATAATTACCCTCTACATTTACAACAACACTAAGTAAACTTCACCCCCTATTATACAATGAACACAGATGAATTACAGTCCTATCATGCACAACGAATAAAGGAATATAGAGATGCTGAATATAAACAAGAAGAGAAAGATAAGCAGTATTGTTATAAACCTTACCGTACAATTCACAACTACTAATTAACATTATGAAGATCTTTATTTCCGATGGTATTGCATACCGAAACAAGACATTTAGTAAGGTTAAATTAACAAGATCAGAACGTTATTACTTAAGGAAAAGTACAACATATAAAGACAATATATGGGAGTTCTTTTCACAAATAGAAGAAGACTTTAGAATATTAATGGATACAGTATGATGTTTAAAGTAATAAGTAAGGTAAGTAACTTCTTCTTCTTTATTATACTAGGAAGAGTGCTATTCCTACTACTAAGTAACACTAACTGACATACAATCATTACCCCTTAGTTTTCCACAACTTAGGGGTATTTCTGTGGAAAACTATTACTTATTGATGCAAATATGCTTTAAAATGAATTATAAATGGTCTAATAAATAGGGGTGCTTAATATATACCTTTTCCACAAGTATGTTGAAAAGTAATAACAATAGAGTGGAAAACGTGTGGAATTGTTGATAGTTAGTGTGGATATTATGTGGAATAAATGTTAGTTCTTGTAGTGATCTTACCGAGCAGAGTATAACACGAACTCGGTTTAATTGCAATACCCTCGTTTATACTTTGTGAGGATATTACAATTTATACAATATAAGGAATTCTGTATAAATATGCTCATAATACTTGACAGTTTTCCACAATAGTATTATAATAAAGTATACACTCAAACCGTCCAATCCTATGGCAGTTTCTAACATCTACGGGCAGAAGACTAAGTATAGAATAACATTGGAATTGGATGTACAAGATGACTTTAATCCAAGGCAAATTGACTGGAGGAAAGTATTACAAATGGAGGAGAATGAAGATCTTGAATGTTACATAGAGGATGTAGATTTGCCACTGAATTATTATAACTGAAGCGACTAAATTGTCCCTATAGTGTAAGAGTCACAAGCACTCACAGTTACTAACAACATTATGGCAGATTACGCAAGCAGAGTATCATCGAACTTTGCAGAATTTCTATTGGAAAATGCAAACAATGGCAATGAAATCTTGGCAGTCCTCGATGATATTGTAGAGGTGCAAGATACAGCACTATAACTAACACAAACTAGTATGCACAGTTGTTGTTAATTAACTGTGTGAGTATGTGTGGGGTTTATGTTACATAGTGGAAACACAGTTGTTGACATAAACCTCATACAATGTTATGATGTTATATAACAGTTAAGGACAGTGTTTTTGCCCCCTCGGTGTTATGCCCGATGCGGGCGTTGCGTTTATAAAAAACCGAAAGTCCCTAACCTACAACGAACCGAATTCGAGATGTATATAAAAAAAGCACGAAAATTTTTTTTGACCTTCTAAGGTGTGCTATATAAAAAAAATCACCCCAAGTAAAAATGCCCCCCGAAGATTTAAGTAATATAACCACATACCATATCTACGTGAAGGATAGGTGTATATACCATAATTTAAAGCAAGACGAGTTTGATGAGACATGGGAGTTATTAAATGTAATGGTAGGGTTGTTGAAGACTGATTATACTGCCAATGACTTAAGTTTTGAGAAGGCAGCCCCCACAGTGGGAGTTGGAGGACCGATCAGAATTTCAATAGATCCACCAGGAGAAGATTCTTATTAAAACATTGACATATACATAATATCACTGTATAATTGATATGAAGGTAACTAAAGGTTATGGCAAAAGGATTTACTGTTAAGGCAAAGGCTCCTACAAAGGATGCAGCAAAGTGGGATATTCCTGCTATCAAGGAAAGATGGAAAGGAAAGACAATAGTATTCTGTCTTCCTGGTAGAGGTTGTTCATATACCTTCTTGAAGAATTTTGTTCAGCTGTCTTTTGACATGGTACAAACTGGAATGAGTATTCAGATATCTCAGGATTACTCTTCTATGGTAAACTTTGCTAGATGTAAGTGTCTTGGAGCAAATGTTTTACGTGGTGCTGATCAGAAACCTTGGGATGGTAAACTAGAGTATGATTATCAGTTATGGATTGATAATGACATTGTGTTTAATGTAGAGAAGTTCTGGCAGCTTGCTGATCTTGCCATTCCTGCTGAAGGTGACGAAAGACAGATCGCAGCAGGTTGGTATGCTACAGAGGATGGACATACTACCTCAGTTGCTCACTGGTTAGAAGAGGAAGACTTCCGTAAGAATGGGGGAGTTATGAATCATGAGACTGTTGAGTCAATGGGCAAACGCAACAAGCCGTTCACAGTTGACTATACAGGTTTTGGATGGGTCTTGATTAAGAAGGGAGTCTTCGAGGACATGCAATATCCTTGGTTTGCTCCTAAGATGCAAGTCTTTGAGTCAGGTGCAGTTCAGGATATGTGTGGTGAGGACGTGTCGTTCTGCCTAGATGCTAAGGAAATGGGTATTGAGACATGGTGTGACCCTCGTATACGTGTAGGACATGAAAAGACAAGGGTTATTTAAGATGTCGGTGAATACTCAACTCAGAACCGAAGAGTTATGGGATCTTTCAGCAGAGATCCTCACCGAACTTTCTCGTAGGGATGGAGTTGAGTACAGAATCAAAGCAACATCAGAATCAGTTCAACGTAAATTAGAGGAAATTAACTAATGCCAATGCTATCAGTAATAAAGGATGGGAACTATAATGGACCTAGACCGAAAAAGACTCGTCAAGGCCGCTCGGCTAGAACCCTACTATCCGCAACGTCTCGTAATAAAGCAAAAAAAGCATACCGTGGGCAAGGAAAATAATGAAGGAGGGTTAAGTCCCTCCTTTTTTTATGTTAAATAGTAAAAACATACTCAAATTATGGAAAACTCCAAGAAGAAAATGCTAAGAGAGGTATCCCATGACCGTCTTACACCTAAAAAACGTGATGATTTAGTCCAAAGTGAGATTTTTGGGGACTTTGAGGACGATGGATTGGACTATGACGACCAAACTATGACCTTATCTGAATTTTAGTTTATAATCCTTAATAAATAAACAATAATTGCTCTATTAGTGTGCCTCTAGAACGAGTTAGTCAAGGATTTAAAGATATTAGTATGACATTTCAGTCTAATCCACTGAATGATGACCTTATTGCACTCAAAAATGAGAATGCAATTGCACGTTCTATAAGAAATATTGTATATACCTTACCTGGAGAGAAGTTTTTTAATTCATCTTTTGGTTCAAGGATTACTGAATCTCTTTTTGAGAATATAGATGATGTCACTAGCACTATTATTGTTGATGAAATACGTCAATCCATAGAAATTTATGAAGATAGAGTTCAAGTGATTGATGTTCTAGCAGACCCAAACTTTGAAAACAACAGTTTTGATGTAACTATAATATATGAGATTATAGGAAGGAACGTTCCATCACAAGAATTACAATTTGTTTTGCAATCAAGTAGATAAAAATGCCATTAGCTAACTTTAGTAACTTGGATTTTGACCAAGTTAAGATAACTTTACAAGATTATCTAAAATCTAACTCCAATTTTACCGATTATGACTTTGAAGGGTCTAACCTTTCAACGATTTTGGACGTTTTGGCATACAATACTTACATTACATCATACAATGCAAACATGATCACCAATGAGGTGTTCATTGATACTGCAACTTTAAGAGAAAATATAGTTTCGTTAGCAAGAAATATAGGATATGTACCCCGTCCCAGACAAGCAGCAAGAGCAACAGTATCATTCTTTGTGAATACAGAGGGAATTACACCTTCACCTGCTTCTTTGACTCTTAAGAAGGGTCCAGTGGCAGCATCATCAAGTCCTTTTGGTGGTCAGTCCTTTGTTTTTTCAATTTTGACTGATATTACAGTTCCAGTTTTAAATGGAATTGCAGAATTTAACGATGTTGAGGTTTTTGAAGGAACACTTTTAACTCAAACCTTCACTTATTCATCAAGAGTTCCAAATCAGAAGTTTGTAATACCAAATATTGGTGTTGATACTGATTTAATGGCTGTTTCTGTAAGACCGAACGAAGCATCTACCACAGAAACCAAATATAGTTCGCAAAATAGCCTTTTTGACGTAAAATCTGAGTCAAAAGTTTATTATTTACAGGAAATTGAAGATGAGAGATATCAAATATTCTTTGGAGATGGAATTTTTGGAAAAAAACTCGAAGATGGTAATTTTATTAGAATAGATTACATCACTTCTAGTGGAGATTCTGCAAATGGGTTAAATTCATTCAATTTTTCAGGTAGAATTCAATATACTCGCAATTCTCAAGATTATACAATCAGTTCTGGCATCTCTTTGATGACAACTGGGTTAACTGCATCGGGTGGAGAGACAATTGAGTCGGTAGAATCGGTTAGAAAGTTTGCTCCACGGATTTACTCATCTCAAAACAGGGCAGTTACGTCAAATGACTACGAATCTTTGATTCCAGCAAGGATTTATCCTGAAACTGAGTCAATTTCTGTTTTTGGAGGTGAAGATTTGATTCCTCCTCAATTTGGAAAGGTCTTTATTAGTATAAAACCCAAAACTGGTGACTTTTTACCAAATTTAATCAAAGAACAGATAAAATTGAAGTTGAAGAAGTATGCAGTAGCAGGAATTATCCCCGAAATACTTGATTTGAAATATCTTTACATTGAAGTTAACTCAAAAATCTATTATAACAGTAATCTTGCACCTTCTTCAGCATATGTATCTTCTGTCGTACAAAGTAACTCTATGAAGTATGCAGAATCTTCAGAAATGAATAAGTATGGTGCTAGATTTAAGTATAGTAAGTTTTTGAATATTATTGATCAGAGTAATGAATCGATTACGTCCAATATTACGACCATTTATATAAGAAGAGATATAAGAGCTGTATTAAATGCTTTTGCTGAATATCAAATTGGTTTTGGTAATGAATTTCATATTAAGAGTATGAGTGGTTATAACATCAAATCATCAGCATTTAGAATTGCTGGTATTATGGAGGATGTCTATATATCTGATATTCCCAACACAAATAGAGTTTCTGGATCATTATTTTTATTTACTGTTCCATCAGAGGCTTCCCAATCTCCTACTATTGTTAGAAGAAACGTTGGAACCATTAATTATAAGGATGGAATTATTACTCTGAATCCAGTTAATATTCAATCTGGAATGATTAAAGATGGTCAAACTGTTGTTGAAATTTCTGCATGTCCTCTTTCCAATGATGTCATTGGATTACAGGATCTTTATTTGCAACTAGATATTAATAACAGTACGTTTGAAACCGTAATTGATGAAATATCTTCAGGATTAGATCCTTCTGGTTCTAATTACATCACATCTGCTAGTTATGCTAATGGTAATTTAGTTCGTTCTGGTGGACGTAATACTGCAACTTCTATACAAACAACTTCGGTTCCAAGCACATCAACTACATCTAATACAACAGGTGGTAGTTCTACATCATCTACATCAGCAGCTTCATCCTACTAAGATAGAAAGACTATAAAATGACAACAAAAAGAGTACAGTTTAATAACATTGTCCAGAATCAATTACCTGGATATGTAAAGTCAGACTATCCATTAGTTGCTGAATTTTTAAAATCTTATTACCAAGGACAAGAATATGAAGGTGGACCAATTGATTTGGTTCAGAATATTGATCAATATGTAAAAGTAGATAATCTAACCAATCTCACATACTCTGTTGGATTAGGTGCAACAGTTGGTATTTCGAGTGATGCGATTGATGTTGATATGCAGAACTTCCCTACAGGAACTCTGGGTTTTCCAGATTCTTATGGGTTGTTAAAAATTAATGATGAGATTATTACATATACTGGAATAACAACTTTTGGATTTACTGGATGTGTTAGAGGATTTAGTGGTATTACCTCTTATAAAAGTGCTACTAGTTCTGAAGAGTTAGTTTTTGAAACTACAGAAGCTGATGAACATGCTAAAGGATCAACAATAGAAAATTTAAGTTGTTTATTCCTTAAAGAATTTTTAAAAAAGACAAAATATCAAATTACACCAGGTTTAGAGGGAAGGCAACTTACTCCTGATTTAGATCAAGAAGTCTTTGTAAAACAGTCAAAAGATTTCTATCTAAGTAAGGGAACTGATAGAGGTTTTGAAATTTTATTCAAAGCTTTATATAATGAGGATGTGAATATCATAAGACCTCGTGATTTTCTCTTTACTCCTTCTAATGCTAACTATAAAGTCACTAAAGATTTTGTAGTTCAAGCAATTGAAGGTGATCCCATGAATTTGGAATTATCTACTTTGTTCCAAGATGAATATGGTGATAATATTAATAACGCATATGCTCCTATAACACATGTAGAAAAAATTGCTGTTGGAGTTGGAGAGACATATTATAAGTTTAGTGTAGATGCTGGATATAACAGAGACTCAAGGGTAGAGGGTGCTACTTATGGTACATTTGAGATTTCACCTAGAACTAGATTAGTTGGTGGAATTTCAGCAGGTTCTACTATTTTTGATGTTGACTCTACAGTTGGATTTGCAACTGAAGGTGAATTGCACTTTAAGTATAGTGATAATACTGTAGGAATAAGTTCATATACTTCTAAAAATTTAACTCAATTTTTTGGATTAAGTGGAATTGGTAAAACTATTGATAGTGCATCAGTAGTTGGTATTAATACATTTGCATATGGAAGTTCTGTCGTTGATCCAGATGAAATAATTGAGGTAAGAATTACTAGTGTTATTAATAGTGTTGAATATTCAGATGCTAATTGTCTTTATGGAAATGGTGATGATATAAAAATTAAGACTTTAGGAATTGGTGATACTGGATATAAATTGAGTGGTTGGTCATATAATGTTTCACCAACTTATAAAGTAAAACGATTAGGATTAATAGACGTTTCAGACTTTACTTACGAAGTCTTTACTGATGTTGATCATGAGTTTAAAGTTGGAGATAGAGCTGTTATTTCTCGTTCTCAAGGAGAAAAAACTTCATATCCTGCTTCTATTATAAGTCAAATTACTTCCTCAAAATCTTTTATATTAAAAGAGCAGGGAGAAATTGATGTTACTGATTACTTGGATGACAATCCATATGTAATTGAAAGAAAACTAGCTAAAGCAAATGCACTTAACTTCCCCGAAGCGGCAAGATTTTCTTCAGATGTTCAAAATGTTTATGAAGAAAGAAAAACAGGAAAATTATTAATCACATCTCCATCTATTCCATCATATGATTCATCATCTCTTGGAGTAAATGCTAATAGAATTATATTTAATGGAAACTTTAGTGGAGATACTTGGGACATAATTGCTGATGCTACTACTCCTGTTGGTGTTCCTATTTTTGATCATGGATTCTATACTGGAGATGCTGTTTATTATACACCACAGATAGTTAATGATGTTTATGTAGACCCTACCAGTGGTACTAAACTTGATAATTTTGTTATTAAATCATCTTTAGCAGATGAAGGTCTTTATTTCGTTCAAAGAGTGGATGCTAATAAAATTAAATTATCAAAAAGTAGACCAGACCTTTATAATGGAAACTTTATAAACCTTGATACTGATGGCACAAGAACTGGTATTGCAACAGATAACAGAATTGAACCTTTTAGTTTTAATGGAGAAACTCTAGAATCACAAAAATTAGCAAGAGTAATTACATTACCAATTGATACAGGAACAATTACTGAAACTACTCCTGGATCTACTGGTATTCTAGTAAATGGTGTAGAAATTTTAAATTATAAATCTTACGAAAAAGTTTATTATGGAAAATTACAAAGTATAGATGTCCTTGCTTCAGGATCTAATTATGATGTAATAAATCCACCTATCACTAAAATAACTGATAATGTGGGAACAGGTGCTACAGGATTTGTTGCTGTTAAAGGAACTTTAAAAGGTATTAGAATTATAGATCCTGGTTTTGGATATGAGCAGAAACCTACAATAAAAATTACTGGTGGAAATGGGCAAGATGCTTTTGCTGCAATAAACATGCAGAGTGTGGATCATTCTATTCCTTTTACTGCATCTGCAGAAAAAGTAGGGTTAGGAACCACAGGAACTTTACCATCAACAATTGGATTTAGCACTTACCATAAATTTGCTAATGGTGAGCAAATCATCTATGTAACAGACAATCAGGAGTCGGTGGGTGGTTTGACCACTAGTTCTAGTTACTATGCCTCTGTAGTCGGTTCTGGAGGCACTACAATAAGACTTCACACCACAGAGGCTGGTGCTCTTGCAGGAATCAATACAGTTGTTTTAACCTCTCGTGGTTCAGGTACACAATTTATAAAATCTGTTAATAAAAAATCATTAATTGAATCTATTAATGTAATTGATTCTGGAACAGGTTATGAAAATAAGAAAAGAACAGTTCAACCTGCAGGTATTACTACATCATCAAATAAAATAAAAATTGTAAATCATGATTATAAAGATGGTGAAATTATTAATTATACATGTACAGGAACTCCTATTACGGGATTAACAACTTCTACTGATTATTATGTTTGTTTTATTGATAAAGATAATTTTAAATTGACAAGTGTTGGTGTTGGAACTACTGCTAGTGATTTCTATTATAGAACCAAGCAATATCGTCCTTTAACAAGTATCGGTGTTGGAACACATCAATTTAATTATCCTGAGATTGTTGTAACTATAACTGGTAATGTAGGGGTAACATCTGTAGGTGTTGAGACTTTTGAAGCTAAAGTTCAACCAATATTCAGAGGAGAAGTAACATCAATTCATCTTGCTGATAATGGTGTTGGATATGGATCATCAGAAATTATTAATTTCAATAGACAACCAGATGTAAGTCTATCTTCTGGTGTTGATGCTCAATTGACACCCATTGTCCATAATGGGGCTATTATTGAGGTTATTGTAGAAAATAAAGGTAAGGATTATATTGCTCCTCCAGATCTTCAAATCAATGGTGCTGGATCTGGTGCAGTATTAACTCCTATTCTTAAAACTGTTGGAATTGGAACAAGTGCAAAATATCTTTTAGAAGAAGTTAAAGTTTTGCAAAAAGGTGTAGGTTATACACAAAATGCCATATCTATAGATGTTCTTTCACCTGGTGAAGGAGTAAAACTCCGTCCTAATGTTCAACAATGGACTGTTAATTTATTTGAAAAATATTATCAAGGACAGCAGGTAACATCAGATGATGGTATTATTGTAAATGGATTAAACAAGAAATATGGTCTTCAGTATACTCACTTATATGCTCCTAGAAAACTTAGAGAAGGTTTGTATGCTACAAATCAAGAGGGAACATCATTATATGGACAACCAGATTTAAAGAGAGTTAATGGTCAAGAAGTTGAATCTGCAGATCACTCTCCAATTATTGGATGGGCATATGATGGAAATCCAATTTATGGTCCTTATGGATATGTTAAGAGGGAGGGTGGATCTGTAGTTCAGATGAAATCTGGATATGTTGAAGAAGCGGCTCTGAAAGAAAATAGACCACCTTTGACAGTTTTTGGACCAGGATTCTTTGTTGATGATTATACATTTAAAGAAAAAACAGATCAAACTATATTGGATAAAAATAATGGAAGATTCTGTATAACACCACAGTTCCCTAATGGAGTTTATGCTTATTTTGCAACTTTAAGTAATTCTGGTGCTGAACAAGGTGGGCAATTTAATAGTTATAAATTACCATCTTTCCCATATTTGGTAGGTGATAATTATCAATCAACTCCCGATCCATTTAATTTTACTCAATATTCTAATCAAGATGATTATCTTTTAGAGGAATATAATTGGTATAGAAATACTACACCTTACAATTTAATTGAAGGTGATACTAGATACCCTTACATACCTATTCCAGATAGTTTATCACAAACAATAGACATAAAAGGAACTCAACCAGGAACTCTTGAAAGTGTGGGGATTATAACAGGTGGAAGAAATTATAGAGTAGGAAATAAAGTAATATTTAATAATACAGGTACTAGTGGTGGTGGAGCTGCTGCTAATGTTTCTAGACTTATTGGTAAGGATGTTACTAGTGTAAGTGTTGCTACTAGCACTATAACAGGTGTTGAGATTTACCCTGGTCCTCAAAGAGGTCAATATACAGCTATAGCAGATGAACCTATTGGGTGGATTAATGATGAGATTGTTACCGTAACTGGACTATCAACAACATCTTCAAATATTGAAGGAACTTATAATGTCGGTATTAGTTCTAATAGGTTATCTGTATCGGGAGTAGGAACTACTGCAGTTGCAATAGGAACTGATGGAGCAACTGGTATTGTTACTCATTTTGATGTTGTAGGTGATTTATCGTTCCCAACTATTAGATCTAATGATATTCTTGGAATAGGAACAGAAACTATAAAAGTATTAAATGTAGAACCAGCAAATTCAAGAATTAGAGTATTGAGAGGTGTGAACGGTGTTACTGGAGTTTCTCATACAATTACTACAGAAATTTTAGAAGATCCTAGAAAGATTATTGTTAATTCTGGATTCACTTCCACTTATCAATATAGAGTTAATAAGCAAACTTATTTTGAACCAAGAGAAGCAGTTGGTGTATCTACTTTAGGTGGAGTAGGAATTGGTAGCACTATTGTATTTTCTAATCCTGGAATTGGATTAACTGAACTGTTTGTTTATTCCAAACAGATGTATCTTCCAAATCATGAGTTGAAAACTGGGGATAAATTAACATATTCTCCAGGAAATGGAACAGGTATTACTATTTGGGAAGATGGAAAGGCAGGTACTGCTTCTGGAATAACAACATTAGTTAATAATCAAGATCTTTTTGTTGCAGTTGTTGATCAGAACATAATTGGGTTATCTACATGTAAGGTAGGTTTAGGTACCACTGGTACTTTTGTGGGCATTGCAAGCACACAGAGATCCTCTACAACGTTTTTCTTTGCAGGAGTAGGAACTGGAGTATACCATAGTTTTAAAACAAATTATGATGTAATTACAGGAGAAATTAATAGAGTTAAAGCAACTGTTTCTACTGGAGAGACACATGGACTATTGAATAATGATCATGTATTTGTGAATGTTAGTCCTGGTATTTCTACTACTATTATTGTTAAGTATAATGATTATAATAGAAAGATAGTAATTGATCCCAAATCATTTGCTGCAGCAGGAGTAAACACTACAACCAATGCTTTAACAATATCCAATCATGGATATAAAACAGGTGATAAAATTATTCATACTTCATCCATTCCTTGTGGTGGTTTAGTTGATCAACAGATTTATTATATCGTTAAGGTTGATGATAATAATTTCAAATTATCAGATACATATCATGAATCAGTTGAAGAAAAACCACCTATTGTTGGAATTACTAGCACCTCTGTAGGAACTATTAATCCAATAAATCCAGAAATAAAAATATACAAAGATTGTAGTGCTATTTTTGATGTTTCTGATACATCTTTGTCATATGTAAATCAAGCAACAAATTATTCTGCATTTAATTTCAATTTATATAAAGATGAGAATTTCACTAAAGTTTGGGATACTTCAACTTTAACAAAAGATTTTAATGTTGTAAGAAATGGAGCTGCTGGTATTACAACAGATGCTAATGTTACTTTAACAGTAACAAAAGATATTCCTACTGAATTATTCTATAAATTAGATCCTATTTACGATAGTAATCTTCCTGATGTTAAAAAAGAAGTAAGTGTTGATGAGGATGTTATTTCTGGAAGTCAAGTAAGTATTTTAGAGAGTTTATATAATGGTCAGCAAAGAATTACTATAGCAGCAACAAACCAATTTACATATACTTTGCAACAAATTCCTGAAAAGACATCTTATGGTTCTTTATCAGATTTAAGTTATGAGACTAATAGTACTAATGCATTTGGTGAAATATCAAAATTTGATATGAAGAATCCTGGTAAAAATTATTATTCTCTTCCAGGAATTACGACAATTAATAGTGCAGAAGGAACTGATGCAATCATTTCTGGTGTTAGTACATCTATTGGTAAAATTAAAACTGTAAGACTTAAAGATGTTGGATATAATTTCCCATCTGATCCATCTTTAATGCCAAGTGCTGCATTACCACAAGTTATTGAATTAGATGCTTTAAAATCTGTTGAGTCTGTTGGTATAACTTCATTTGGTGTTGGTTATCTTTCTGCACCTGATCTTTTGGTGATTGATGGGTTTACTAATAAACCAGTTTTTGATCTTGATTTAAGATATACATTAGGCAATTCTAAAGTTGAGATATTAAAGAATACATTTGGTATTCATGATGCACCACCTACTGTCATACCTCTCAAAAACTCTAATGGAGTTGGTATTAGCACTGTTGGATTTAACACAACTAGTAAAAATGTAACGGTTACTCTTGCAACTGGATTTAGTACTGCAAATAGCTTCCCATTTGAAGTTGGAGACTTAGTTTATATTGAGGGTATTAGTGTAGGTATAGGAACAACAGCAAGAGGATATAATTCTTCCGAATATGATTATAAACTTTTTAATCTAACTGAGGTTGATGAGAATTTAGGTGGTATTGGAAGTATTACTTATAACCTTACAGATTTCTTTGGAGATTTAGCACCTGAATTGACACCTGGTACATATGACTTTGTTAACTCAGCAGGAAGAGTTGTTCCACAAAAATATTTCCCACAATTTGATGTTAAACTCACAAAAACAAATGATTATGTTCCTGGAGAAACTGTTACTGGAACTCTTAGTAGCACAACAGGTGAAGTTCAATATTGGGAAGCAAGCACTGGTATTTTAAGAATATCTGCACAAAAAGATTTTGTAGTTGGTGATATTATAATTGGTGGTGCTTCTGGAGTTCAAGGAACTGCTACATCCATTAAATCATTTGATGCATATCTAAAATTATCATCAACTGCTAGGATAGAAGGTGGTTGGGAGACAGAATCAGGATTCTTTAATAGAACCTTACAAAGATTCCAAGATAGTGATTACTATCAGAATTTATCATACTCATTAAGTTCTAGAGTTGACTTTGAGGTTTGGGATGATCCAGTTTCCACTTTAAATCATACTATTGGATTTAAAAAGTTTGGTGATTATCAGTTAGAATCCACACCTGATCAAAAAGACTCATTGGTTGTTGGTTTATCAACTGAATTGTCTGCTTATACAGTTGTTAATGAAATGCAGTCAACTATTAATATGAATACTGTTCAAGATTTTGATCTTGCTTCAGAAAATGTCTTAAGTATTAGTAATGACACTGTTTCTACTGAAATAACTTTCTCAAGTAGAATTTTAAAAGATTTCCAAGAATCTATTGGTAATAGAGTAGTTTCT